CGCAGCTCACCGTCTCGCAGTGGGCGGACCGCCACCGCGTGCTGAGCAGCCGGGCGTCGTCCGAGCCCGGGCCCTGGCGCACCAGCCGCACGCCCTACCTGCGCGACATCATGGATGCGCTGTCGGCGGTGCATGCCGCGCGCCGCGTCGTCTTCATGAAGGGCGCGCAGGTGGGCGCGAGCGAGGGGGGCAATTGTTGGTTGGGCTACATCCTGCACCACGTGCCGGCGCCGGTGCTGGCGGTGCAGCCGACCGTCGAACTGGCCAAGCGCTTTTCCCGCCAGCGCATCGACCCGCTGCTGGAGGAGACGCCGGCTCTCAAGGAGCGCGTCGCCCCGGCCCGCGCACGCGACAGCGGCAATACGCTGCTGTCGAAGGAGTTCCCGGGCGGCATCCTCGTGCTGACCGGCGCCAACAGCGCGGTCGGCCTACGCTCGATGACGGCGCGCTTCCTGTTCCTCGACGAGATCGACGCCTATCCCGGCGATGTCGAGGGCGAGGGCGATCCGATCGCGCTGGCCGAGGCCCGCGCCCGCACCTTCGGCTGGCGCCGCAAGGCCTTCCTGGTCTCGACGCCGACGATTGCCGGGCGCAGCCGGATCGAGCGGGAATACGCCGCCTCGGACCGGCGAAGGTTCTTCGTGCCGTGCCCGCATTGCGCGGAAATGCAGTGGCTGACCTTCGAACGCCTGCGCTGGGAGAAGGGCGAGCCGCGCTCCGTCCGGTATCGCTGCGAGACCTGCGATGCCGGCATCGAGGAGCATCATAAGACCGCCATGCTGGCAGGCGGTGCATGGCGCGCGACCGCCACGGCCGAGGACCCGCACACGGTGGGGTTCCACATCTCGGCGCTCTACTCGCCGGTCGGCTGGCTGTCCTGGGAGCAGATCGCGCGGGATTGGGAGTCAGCACAGGGCAAGCCGGAGGATCTGAAGACCTTCCGCAACACCGTGCTGGGCGACACCTGGCAGGAGCATGGCGAGGCACCCGATTGGGAGCGGCTGGTCGAGCGGCGCGAGGATTTTCGCATGGGCGTGGTGCCGGCCGGCGCGCTCTGCCTCACAGCGGGCGTCGACGTGCAGGACGATCGGCTGGAATGCGATGTCTGGGGCTGGGCGGAGGGATACACCTCCTGGCTGATCGACCATGTCGTCATCGCCGGCAGCCCGCGCGAGCGCGAGCCGTGGGATGCGCTGGCGAAGCTGCTGGCGCGGGACTGGCCCCGCACCGGCGGCGGCTCCATCCGCATCGCCAAGGCGTGCATTGACACGGGCGGACGCGACACGGCGGCCGTCTACGGCCACCTCCGCCGGCTGCACGATCCGCGCATCGCGCCGACGAAGGGCGTGGACGGCTGGAACCGCGCGCAGCCCGTGCAGGGGCCGACGCCGGTGGATGCGCTGGTCGATGGCCGGAAACTGCGGCGCGGCCTGAAGCTCTGGACTGTGTCGGTCTCCACCTGGAAGGCCGATCTCTATCGCCGGCTCTGGCTCGGCCGCGGCGATGCCAATGAATTCCCGCTGGGCTGGGTGCATCTGCCGCAGGGGATCGAGGCGGAGTGGGTCAAGCAGCTGGTGGCCGAGCAGTTGCACACGGTGAAGGACCGTCGCGGCTTCGCGCGGCAGGAATGGGCGAAGCTGCGCGAGCGGAACGAGGCGCTGGACTGCGCGGTGCTGGCGCGCGCCGCACTCTGGCTGCTCGGCGCCGACCGCTACGGCGAGAGATTCTGGGTTCGGCTGCGCGAGGACATCGCGAACGTGCCGATTGTCGCCGCTGAGACGCCACTGCCATCCGCGTTGCCGGCCGCGTCGTCGAATCCATCCGACGTCCGTCCGCGCGGCTGGCTCGCGCCGCGTGGCGGCTGGTTGCGCTGACAGGGAGGACGCGCATGGACCCGACCGTCCTCGCCTGGGCGCTGGCGCAGCCTGCCGGCAGCCGTGCAGCGGTGCTCGCCGCCGCCTACACCGGCGGCACCACGCGCGTCAGCTTCGACGGGCGCACGGTGGAGTATCGCAGCATCGACGAGCTCGGCCGCGCGCTCGGCGCGCTGCGCGGCGCGGAGAGCAGCGCAGCGCGACGGCCCTCCGTGACGCTCGCCACGTTCGCGCGGGGGACGGCGTGAATCTGTTCCGCCGCATCATCACTGCATTTCGCGGCTACGCGGCGGCGCAGGATCAGCGCGCCTCCGCCTGGGCGCCGTCCGGCGGCAGCGCAACGGCCGAGGTGGGCATGGCCGCGGCGACGGTCGCCCGTCGCGCGCGCGATGCCGTCCGCAACGATCCCTATGCCAGCCGCATCGTCGATCTGTGGACGGGGAATGCCGTCGGCGCCGGCATCACGACGCGATGGCCGGATCAGCGTCACGCCGATGCCTGGCGCCGATGGGCGGAGAGCACCGCCTGCGATGCCGAGGTCCGGCTCGACCTGTATGGCCTTCAGGCGCTGGTCATGCGCGCGGTCGTGGAATCCGGCGAGTGCTTCGTCCGACTGCTGATGACGCAGCCCTCTCCGACCAACCCGATCGGCCTGCGGCTGCAGGTGCTGGAGAGCGACCACCTCGACACCGCGCGGAACGGCATTGTGGCAGGTGCGCCGACGATCCAGGGCATCGCCCTCGGCGAGGCCGGCGAGCCGATCGGCTACTGGCTGCACCGCGTGCATCCCGGCGCGGCGTGGATCCTGCCCGGCGCCACCTGGCTCGGCAGCGAGCGCATCCCGGCGGCCGACGTGCTGCACATCTATCGCAAGCGCCGGCCCGGCCAGCTGCGCGACGTCTCCTGGCTGGCGCCCGTGCTGCTGCGGCTGCGCGATCTCGGCGACTACGAGGCCGCCCTGCTGATGAAGGCCAAGATCGAGGCCTGCCTCGCCGCCGTGGTTACCGAGGAAGGCGACGAAGCGCTGACCGCCGCCGCCGCCGGCCTGCTGCGCGACGCGCAGGGCCGAACGGTGGAAAGCTTCGAGCCTGGGATGATCCTCTACCGGCGCGGCATGGGCAGCGTGGAGGTGGTGAACCCATCCGGCGGTGGCAGCCATGCCGCATTCGCGCGCCGCGCGCTGGAAGCTGCCGCCGTCGGTGCCGGCCTGACCTACGACCAGGTGTCGGGCGATCTCACTCAGGCGAACTACTCCTCGCTCCGCGCCGGAAAAATCGAATTCCGCCGTCTCTGCGAGCAGGTTCAGTACGGCATGCTCATCCCGATGCTGGTGCGCCCCATCGCGGATCGCTTCCACGCGCAGGGCGCGCTGCTCGGGCTGTGGGGCGCGGACATGCCGGACGGCGTCTCGCACGTGCCGCCGGCGCACGAGATGATCGATCCGCTGAAGGACACCACCGCGCTGATCGCGCAGGTGCGCGCCGGCTTCGTGCCGCAGCCGGAGGCCGCCGGCGCCTTTGGCTACGACTTCCGCGCCGCCGTGGAGATGATCCGCGAGGCGAACGCGCTGCTCGACGAAGCGGGCATCTCGCTCGACACCGATCCGCGCCGCGTCGCGAAGTCGGGCAGCGCGCAGGACGCCGCACAGATGGCCGCCATCGAGATCGCGGCGACGGGTGCCGCGGCGCCAGCGCGCGAGCAACCGCAGCAGCCATAGGACCGCGCATGACCGAGACTGACAAATCGGGCGGCAGCGATGCCGCGCCGGAGAGTGATGCTGCGTCTGCCGCTGCGGACGTTCCGCTCGTCGCGCATCGCGCGATTACCGCGCCCACCACCGTCGATCGCACCGCCCGCACCGTCGAGGTGGTGTGGAGCACTGGCGCACGGGCGCGGAACTTCGTGCCGAACCTCGGCGTGATCACCGAGGAGTTGGAGATGTCGCCGAACGCGGTGCGCATGGAGGCGCTGCGCTCCGGCCACGCGCCAGTGCTGAACACGCATCGCAGCATGGATGCGCGCGACGTGCTCGGCCGCGTCACCGCCGCCCGCATCGAGCGTGGTCGCGGCTACGCCACGCTGCAATTCAGTTCCGCCGCCGACGTAGAGCCGGTCTGGGAGCGCATCGCCGACGGCACGCTCCGCGCGGTGAGCGTCGGCTATCGCGTGCATCGCTACGAGCCGAGGCCGGACATCGCCACTGGCACCACCATCCACCGCGCCGTGGATTGGGAGCCGTTCGAAATCTCCGTCGTGCCGCTGCCAGTGGATCGCGACGCCGCTGTTCGCGCGCAGGGGGACCAGGGCGCCCCCATGCCCGCCATCGAACCTGCCCTGCTCGCTGAGGACACCACCATGCCCGACACCACCGCTGACACGCCGGCCGCGCCGCCGGAGCACCCCACGCCGCCCCCTGC